AAGCATTAGCAACTTCAACATTCCTGCCCCATTCCATAGGGATGCAGGCAATCTTGAGGGGTGTGTGAATGTCATTATTGCTAAAAAGGTTAATGCTAAAGGTGGGAATACAACTGTTCCTGATTATGGGGCTACGGTAGATAGTAGGGATAACTCTATGCTGGTTTATCCAGCTTGGAGAAATGTTCATGGTGTTACACCCATTAGACCTACCGCAGAAGGGGGATATAGGAACAGTTTAGTGTTCTACCCGCTTAAAGCATTTAACAATTACTGGGATTAAATCGGAGTTATTAAAATGACTGGAAAAGGCAGACCGCCCCATAAACCTACAAAAGAGAGCAGAGAACAGGTTAAACGCTTATCTGCATTGGGTTGCCCGCATGAGGATATTGCTACCCGCTTAAAAATTAGTGCTGATACGCTGGTGAAATACTACCAAGATGAACTAGACGAAGGCCGTATAGATGCTAACTCAGCTATTGCTGGAACGCTGTTTAATCAAGCTAAGAAGGGCAATACTGTGGCCGCTATCTTTTGGCTAAAGACACGGGCTAGATGGAAAGAAACCCAAGTCAATGAGGTCACAGGCTCAAACGGTGGCGATATAAGAATCACATGGGCCGATGAGTAGCCCTGTAAAGCTAAAATACCGCCCTAGAAGCGTTTTTGAGGACTTCCATACCCGTAAGCAACGCTGGGCTGTAATCGTGGCCCACAGGCGTTGTGGCAAGACTGTAGCCTGTATCAACGATTTGATAGTCAAAGCCCTGCTAGAAAACAAAAAACACGCCCAATACGCCTACATTGCCCCTTTTTACTCACAAGCCAAAAGCGTAGCTTGGAGATACTTAGAACGGTTCTCAGAACCCTTTATGACTAAGGCTAATCAGTCTGAATTATGGGTAGAACTGGTCAATGGCGCACGGATAAGACTCTTTGGCGCAGATAACCCTGATGCTCTCCGTGGAAATTTTTTGGATGGTGTGGTTATGGACGAAATGGCCGATATGAAACCATCGGTATGGGGCGAGATCATTCGTCCGTTACTTGCTGATCGCATAGGCTGGGCCACATTCATCGGGACACCGAAGGGCCACAACGCCTTTTATGACATTTTCAACGAGGCCCAAAAGAACCCAAACTGGTACACAAAAGTCTTACGGGCAGACCAAACCAATCTTTTGCCACAAGCTGAGTTAGACGATGCCAAGGCATCCATGTCTGATAACCAGTACGAGCAAGAGTTTTTATGCTCATTTGAGGCGGCTATCCTAGGGGCGTACTACGGGCAAGAGATGCGTAGACTCACAGACCTTGAGCGCATTACTACGGTGGACTATGACCCCATGTTCCCCTGCCACACCGTATGGGACTTGGGCTACAACGACAGCACAGCTATCATTTGGTTTCAGGTGGTATACGGTGAGATACGGGTGCTAGACCACCATATGTCTAACGGTCAAGCCATCCCTTTCTACACGGGATTACTAGCGCAGAAAAAGGATGAGTTCGGGTACAAGTACGGTACTCATTGGCTACCCCATGACGCTAGGGCTAAAACACTAGCCAGCGGTGGCAAGAGCATAATCGAACAAATCTCGACAAAAATCGACATAAAACACCTAAAAATTGTTCCAAACCTATCACTTCAAGATGGAATCCAAGCATCAAGACTTGCATTAACACGCTCTTGGTTCGATAATAAGTGTGAAGAATTAATTGAATGTTTGCGTCAATACCAAAGGGAGTGGGATGATGATAAGAAAGTATTTAGAGATCGCCCAAAACACGATTGGACCAGCCACTCTAGCGATGCGTGGCGTTATCTGTCAATTGTTTGGAAAGATGAAGACAGCCCTATCCTCAAAGATTCAAGGGTTAAAGGCATTTCTATTGGCGAAAATGAAACGACCCTAAACGAATTGTGGAAGCAAACGCCTAAATCAACATACCGCAGGATATAAACATGGATCACACCTACGAAGACTGGTACAACACCATTGCAAGCTACGAAAGAGCGTACAAAGAATGGGAAAGCAGAACAGACCGCATCATTAAGCGGTATCGTGATGACAGTCGCACTAGGAATAACCCTAATGCCCGCTTTAATATCCTTTGGTCAAATGTTCAGACCATCACCCCAGCTATCTTTGCCCGCCTACCTAGACCCGATGTAAGCCGTAGGTTCAGGGATAACGACCCTGTGGCACGGGTAGCATCGATGATGCTGGAACGGGCGTTAGATTATGAGATTACCCATTACGGTGACTACAAGTCTGCGATGAATCAATCTGTCTTAGACCGTTTATTGGGTGGGCGTGGAACATCGTGGGTACGCTACGAACCCCATATTGCTGGTGAGGCTGGCGGTGAAGCAGAAGGCGCACCCGAAGATGGCTTTCAGATTACCGAAGATACAGACGAAGCCGAAACCGAAGGCGGTATCTATCGTGAAGACCAAGAGCGCATTGAGTACGAATGTGCGCCTGTTGACTATGTTTACTGGCGTGACTTTGGGCATACAATCGCCCGCACATGGGAAGAAGTAACCGCTGTATGGCGTAAGGTTTACCTCGGTAGACCAGCCCTTGTAGAGCGTTTTGGTGAGGAACTAGGCGGTAAGATTCCGCTAGACACAAAACCTGAAACTTCTAAAACTTTCAACGAGAAGATGGGTGAAGGCGCATCCGAAGCCGTTATCTATGAGATATGGGATAAGACTTCAGGTGAGGTCATTTGGATTTCTAAGTCACTAGGCAAGATACTCGATACCCGCCCTGACCCGTTAAAGCTGGAGAACTTTTGGCCTTGCCCGAAACCTCTGTATGCAACCCTGACAACGGACAAGCTAGAACCTATCCCTGACTTTGTTCTATACCAAGACCAAGCCAAGCAGTTAGATACGCTTGCTGACCGCATCGATGGATTCATTAACGCCCTAAAAGTACGGGGTGTCTATGACGCATCCGAACCAAGTCTTGCAAGGCTATTCTCCGAGGGTGAGAACAATACCCTGATACCTGTTAAGAACTATGCCGCATTTAGTGAGAAGGGCGGTATGGGTGGTGCTATTAACCTTGTAGACATTGCCCCAATTGCCCAAGCCCTGAATATGTCGTATCAGGCGATGGATCAGGTCAAGAACCAAATCTACGAGATTATGGGTATTGCTGACATTCAGAGGGGTCAAACCGATCCCAATGAAACGCTTGGCGCACAGATTATTAAGTCTAATAACGCCAGCGGTCGACTCAAGACCATGCAACACGCTGTCGTAGACTTTGCTACTGAACTCTTGAGCATCAAGGCGCAGATCATTTGCAACCACTTTACAGACGATACGATTGTCAAGATTAGTGGTGCAACGCAACTTAGCCCACAAGACCAACAGTTAATCCCACAAGCCCTAGCCCTTTTGCGTAACGAAGCCGCTAAAAACTTCCGTGTGGAAGTAACCAGCGACTCGATGATATTCCAAGACGAACAGCAGGAAAAAGCTGACAGGATGGAGTTCTTATCCGCCATGAGTGGGTTCTTACAACAGGCAGTCCCAGCGGCACAGGCTACCCCTGAACTCACACCGATGTTGGTCGAGATGCTCAAGTTTGGAGTTACCGCATTTAAGGCTGGTAAAGGTTTAGAGGGCATGATTGACGAAACCGCTGACAAGTTCCGTGAGCAAGCTAAGATGGCAGAAGGACAACCCAAGCCACCTAGCCCCGAACAGCAGAAGATGCAGATGCAAATGCAGATTGAGCAATCTAAGATACAGGCTAAACAGGCTGAGATGCAATTGCAGTTACAGATTGACCAACAAAAGATGCAGATGCAGATGGAATTGGAGAAGGCTAAACAAGAGTACCAAGCCCAAGAGAACCAGCTTAAATTCCAATTGGAAGAACAGCGCAATGCAATGGATCGGGAGATGGAACTGAAGGTCGCTCAAATGAAGATGCACACCGAGCGCAATACTCAGGTCTTACTTGCCCACATCAACAATGGGGCTAAGATTGAAGTAGCCCGTATTAGTGCTGATGAATCCAGCGGTGAACAGGCTTACATGACCGAGATGGACATGGCTAAGTCAATGGAACACCCATTACAGCCTATTGCCGATGCCATTAGCATGAGTAACCAACAGATGACACTTGCCTTGGGTGACCTAGTAAACACCATTAATGAGAACCATAACCGACCCAAGCAAGTAGTAAGAGGACAAGACGGTAAAATTATTGGAGTCCAGTAATGCCTATTTCAGTCAAGCATAAGTTTGTCAGCGCAATACCTGACGCTGGCGATCCAACGATTGTTCAGCCATCTAACTGGAACGATACCCATGACCTAACGGGTATTGGCACAATGGCAGAGCAAAACGCCAATAATGTAGCCATTACAGGTGGAACGATTAGCGGGGTGACTATCCCTGCATCAAATGTCACAGGAACGCTACAAGTAAACCAAGGCGGTACAGGTGCAACCACCCTGACAGGTTATGTCAAGGGCGCAGGAACTACTGCCCTGACAGCTTCCTCAACTATCCCCAATACAGACATTACGGGACTAGGCACGGCATCGACTAGAGATGCTGGTGTGGCTAACGGAGTCGCTACCTTAGATGCTGGCGGTAAAGTGCCTGTCAGCGAACTTCCTGCCGCAGTCCTAGGCGCACTTAGCTATCAAGGAACATGGGATGCAAGCACTAATACCCCCACTCTTACTTCCTCTACTGGCACTAAAGGTTATTACTATGTTGTTAGCGTTGCTGGTAATACTAACCTTGACGGGATTACTGATTGGCTTGTGGGCGATTGGGCAGTCTATAACGGCACAGTTTGGCAGAAGGTCGATAACACCGAAACGGTAACTAGCGTCAACGGTCAAACTGGTGCTGTAGTGTTAACCACTACAAACATTGCTGAAGGCACAAACGAATACTTTACGACTGCTAGAGCAAGAACTTCCGTAAGTGCTGGCACAGGGATTAGTTATGACAACCTGACAGGCGTTATTACCAATTCAAGCCCATCTTTGGGTGGTGATGTAGTTGGCCCAGCTTCCGCTACAGACAACGCAATTGCTCGTTATGACAGTACAACAGGCAAATTGATTCAGAACAGCGTAGTAACGGTAAGCGATACAGGCGCAATAGCTGGCGCAACAACCATTACTGACATTGATTACATTGACTTTGACACTACCTACGCTACGACTTTGGGTGCTGGTCAGCTAGGCTGGAACGGCAACGATACCCTTGGTTTAGGCATGATTGGCGGTAATGTCATTCAGCACATTGGCGAAGATGTATTTTTCTATGTAAAAGCTAGTGCAACCATTACCAAAGGCCAGTTATGTATGTTTACTGGTGCAGTAGGTTCTAGCGGTGTTTTGACTGCTGCCCCATCTACTGCAATCCCTTTTGCTGAAGCCATTATTGGTGTTGCTGCTGAAGATATTGCAAATAACGCTTTTGGCTTAGTTCAAAGCGTAGGTACTCTAAGGGGTGTAGATACTTCTGCTTTTTTAGATGGCGATGTTCTTTACTACAATTCAGCCGTAACTGGTGGATTTACAAAGACTTTTCCTACAAGTGGCCCTATTGTTATCGCTGCTGCGGTAGCTAAAGCAGGTTCAGGCGGTTCAGGTGTATTGACAATTAGGGTTTCATTCCAAACTAGGGTAACTGCTGGCACAGCAATGTCTGTAACCCAAGGCAATGATGTAGTTACAGTAACTAACACCGCCCCTGACCAAACGGTTAGTATTGCAAGCGGTACGGGAATATCGGCAACGGGTACATACCCTGCGTTTACAGTAACAAATACAGGCGTTACTTCTGCGGTAGCTGGTACGGGTATATCGGTATCAAGCGGAACTGGCGCAGTAACAGTAACAAATACAGCCCCCGACCAAGTTGTTAGCCTTACTGGTGCTGGCACTACAAGCATTAGTGGTACTTACCCTAACTTTACCGTAACCAGCAACGACCAATTTACAGGCACGGTTACAGCAGTTACAGGCACAGCCCCCGTAGTATCGTCAGGCGGTAATACCCCAGCAATTAGCATGGCTGCCGCAACTGGTAGTGTAAACGGGTACTTAACAAGCACCGATTGGACTACCTTTAATGGTAAAGCTAATGCGTTTACCTATACAACCAACTACATTCCATACGGGCAGGGAACTACAACCCCAACCCAATCGGCTAACCTGACCTTTGATGGCACAACGCAGTCTGCACCAGTTCAGAGGGCTAGTAACGGGATTGTGACCAACAATAAGACTATTGGCACTAGTTTTACCATTCCATCTACGGATAACGCTATGTCATCAGGCCCAGTAACGCTATCAAGTGGCGTAACAGTCACAGTTTCTAGTGGGTCACGCTGGGTAGTTCTTTAATGTTTTCTACGGCTTTTCAGGCTAATGCGTTCCAAAACAACGCTTTTCAAGTATATGTACCACCACCCTCTACTGGTAAGGTAGGTGGTGATGATGCTTGGACAGAAGATGACTTAAAGAGATTACGCAAGTTATCCGCAAAGATAGCGGAAAGACAGCGCAAGCTAGAGCAAGCAACAAAAGATGCTAACGCATCCCGCAAACAGGCATTCAAAGACTTGATTGATCCTGTTGCAAAAGTTAAGAAAGCTAAAGTACAATCCAAACAAGAGGTTAAGGCTGATATACCGTCAGACGATACACTAGATTTACAGCGGTCTATAAGCTACCTTGAAAGACAACGGGATAACATCCTTGCGGCAGTAGCTTACAGACAACAAACCGCCCGATTACAAGCGGAATTAAGAATGCTGGAAGCCAAACGCCTAGAGGAACTAGACGATGAGGAATCCGTATTAATACTTCTGCACTAGACGCTGATAGCCAGTACAAACTAGCTTACGAACACCTACACGCTGGCAGATACGAGTCAGGTTTTAGGTTATTTGAATACCGCTGGCATCCTCAGATTATTGCCAAGCAAGCCCAGCCTTACGCTCCTGCGTTAAAGATGCCCGTATGGAGAGGCGAACCACTAATCAATAAATCCATCACCGTTCAGATGGAGCAAGGCTTTGGTGACATTCTTATGTTTGCCCGATTCCTACCTGCCCTAAAAGCGTTAGGCGCAAAGCAGGTCGTAGTCCTACAGGAAGGCACACTTCACCACCTTTTAGGTCAATTACACAGCGTTGATGTGTTTAGTAACGACTTAACCGAGGGTGCGGCTACCCAATCAGACTACTGGATAGGGTCAATGTCGCTCCCGTACTATATTTCGCTATCCCACCCGCTAGTCAAGGCGATGTTCCCCGTGACCCGTAAGAAAATTGTGGGTTCTGAGGGCTATCTACACGCCATTCCTAGCAATATCCCGCCCAAAATCGGGGTAAATTGGGAAGCATCGAAACAAACCCTGTACTACATCAAGTCAATTGACTACCGACACATGGCAGAACTGGTTGGTGATGACGCTTATAGCCTAAATCCTAACTCCGATGGGCTATTTCACCCCCTGCCTGACGATGGTTGGAAGAAAAACTGGGTTCAAACCGCCTCGCACATGAAAGCGATGAAGGGAATTGTGACCGTAGACACAGGAACAGCACACTTGGCTGGCGCATTGGGCGTTAAATGCGTGGTTTTACTACCTAAAGAGGAGTTTGTCTGCTGGCGTTGGAAAAATGCCCGTTGGTATGACAGCGTTTGCCTACTCAGACCCGAAGAATACGACCAATTACCTGACATCATAAGGAGAATGTAATGGCTTTAGTCAAGATCACGGTAACTTGCCCACATTGCAGGGTTGACCATGAAGAATATGACCAAACCCAGTTCGATGACCGTGAAAAGTACCTAGCGTACTGGAATCTACCTTTTGAGGGCGAGGAAGCTGACAGCGCATGGAAGCAAAAGCTGGAGATGACACCCAAAGAAGCCCCGATGGTCATGCCTGACATTGAGGGTCACATTAGCATGGCAGATGGCACATGGGTATCTAGCCGTTCTAAGCACCGTGAGAACCTAAAACGCAATAACTGCGTGGAACTGGGTAACGATGTACCAATGCAACAAAAGCCCATTGAATTTAGCCGTAAAGAACAAGAAGCCCGCAAACGGCAGATAGCTGAAATAGCGTATTCAAAACTTAACTACAGATAGGGAAAACCATGTCAGATGACCGCAGAGAGATGTTGGAAGCCGCACTAGACCAAGCCGAAGAAGGCACACTTGAAGCACCTATCGAAAAGGAGATTGAAGTAAATGACGATCCAATCCAAGCCGAAAACGAAGAAAGCACCGCTAAAGAAACCGACCGTGACGAAAAAGGTCGCTTTAAAAGCAAGTCCGAAGAAGTCGATACCGAAACCGATACCGTTGAAGAACCTGAACCCGTGGCAGAAGTTCCTGCTGTGGCTGAAGAAGTAAAACGCCCAACAACTTGGAAGAAAGAGTATGTTGAGATTTGGGACAAGATGGAGAAGGGCGAACAGCTAAACAAGGAAGATTTTGTTAAGTTCGCTGAATACGCTAACCAACGGGAAGCAGAATACAAGAAGGGCGTATCTGCCTACAAAGCAGAAGCGGATAACGCTAGACAGTTAACCGAAGCGATTGGCCCATTTGTTCCTGAACTGCAAAAGCACGGTATTCATCCTGTCGCATGGATACAGAACCTAGGCAGGGCGCACTACACGCTGGCTAATGGAACTTACGAACAAAAGCTAAATGCGTTTAATAGACTTGCACAAGATTATGGAATACAATTAAATTCAGATAGCTTACAAATGCCTGAACAGGCGTATGTAGACCCGTATCAACAACAGTTAATGCAACAGCTACAGGCAACACAACAGCAGGTGCAACAACTGTCAGCGATTCGGGAGCAAGAAGAAAATGCTCGTTTGATGTCAGAAATCGAACGGGTAAGTAGTAACAAAGAGAGATTTCCTCACTTTGACATGGTTCGGGAAGATATGGCTCAATTACTTGAGCGAGGTATAGCCCAAGACCTTGAAACGGCTTATGCCAAAGCAGTGCGCATAAACGATGAAGCGTACAAACTGGATCAGGATCGACTCCTGAAGTCAGCAAGTACCCAAGCATCTAAGGCACAGCAAGTAGCAAAAGCTAAAGCAACTGCTGTTAGTCCGAAGTCCGTTACTCCTAGCGGTCAGGTGTCTAAGACAGATGCAAAGGACAGACGCTCATTGCTAATGGCTAATTTAGCCGATGCAGAGGGCGGTAGGGTTTAACTTAACTTAATAAAGGAAATATCATGGCATTTGCTAATAGTGCAATTACCGATATTATCGCTACCACCATTCAAAGTCGTAGCGGAGTATTGGCAGACAACTTGACGCAGAACAACGCAGTTCTTCAGCGTCTTAATTCAAAGGGCAATGTACGCCCATTCTCAGGTGGTAATGTAATCCTCGAGGAAATCATGTACAACGATCCTTCGACCAACAATGTTAATTCATATAGTGGTTACGAAGTATTGAATATCACCCCTGATAGCCCAATCTCTGCGGCACAGTTCAGCATTACTCAGTACGCTGACTCTGTAACCATGAGTGGTCTAGAAATGCTCCAAAACTCAAGCAAAGAGGCAAT